TTCTCCTCTTGGAGAGGAAAGAATTTCCGTCATAGCATCTCTTAACGCCAACATATCCATAGGTATTCCCTTTGATACGGTTTTACCAACCCTGATGTTAACTGGATCTCCATATTTTTCCGACATTGGAATTGAAATATCTGAAATAGACTTATCTGAAGGTTGTGTTCTTGTAGAAACAGCTGACGCAATCGCCTCTATTAAATTAGATTGCTGCATTATATCGTCTATTGATTTACCTGTATCTATAGGTTCTTGGAATTGATTAATCAACTCATCTATGGTTTTTGTTCCAGCCATTTTATTTACCTTGTAATTTTTTAATCGCTTCTTTTATTGGGCACTATCTAACCGACTTCGCTGTATCGCCAAGCTTTTGTTTATAAATATTATAATAGTACGGTTTACTTAAAGAGGTAAACGGCTTACCTAATCCGAGTTTAGGAAATATGTAATCTAGACCAGAAATTTCAATTAGTGTATTTCCCCCCTTAGAATGAATTTGATTTACAGTCAAAAGTGATTTTGGACTTGACCATCCCTGAACGCCCGAGGCAATGTCAACTGAGGATGGCGGTACTTTAAACACACCCGGCATTTTTTTAGCAATTTTATTTGGTACTCTAGCCTGAAAAATCCAAGATTTTGAGTTGTCATATATAGGCTTAAACCTGTAAGTATCATAGTGCTGAAGTTTCAAAACATCATCTGAAACCTTAGTCGCCTTCACAGTCGATGTGCCCAAAGCACTCTGCACATCCACACCCACAGCGCTCTCTGGCAAAGTTAAATTCATGGTCTTACCTTTTTTTATCTTATCCATCGACCACAACCCCGCAGACCACGGGCTGGCGGTGCCGCCGCGGGGCGCTATATTGCTATGGATTACCAATTCAGCATCATCTCTCAACACCTTTGGAGCTGTATAGCTAAGCTGTTTTCCCTTCCCGGTAAAATAATGTTGAAACATCTTACCTGATAATGGCGTTACTGACATCTGCTCCTTAAAAGCCTTTGTCTTACCCAAATAGCCAAACAATTCATTCATACCCTTTTGCACGCTGCTTTTTGGATAACGACTCATTAAACCGGTCACTCGTTTCATAACAGCACCGACATTCTTAGGGGAGACCAATGGGCCCATAGCCTCAGCAGCCCCTAAGCCACCAGTACCAACTAAGTTAGGATTTGGAGGTGGATTAAGAAAAGACCACACATCACTTAAATTTTCTGGAGTTATCTTACCAGTTGTAGATAGTGGGGGTAATTGCCCAGCAGTTAAAGACGTTGGCACATCTTTCCCAAGAACTTTGCTGGCAAATAAGCCGAGCATCGTATCTTTATCAACAGGGCCGCCACCTTGAGGCATAGATGCTAATCTTTGTTGAGACTGCATAGCGCCGATAATACTCTCGCCATCACCAGAAGATTTGCCAGCATACAACCTATCAAGCTCAAATTGCTTGTAGATATCTTGTATTGTTTTAGTCTGCGGTGGCATCTTTATTCTTAGCTTTTTTTAATTCTCTTTTTCTACGCTTATTTAAAATATTAATCTTATGTCTTCGTCGCTTGCGCTCTTTTGCAGCTCGGTTAGGCATTACGGGTTACTCGCTTCTTTTAATTTTCTTATTCTCCAAACCATATAAGCTGAAAAATTAATATCTTCAAACAGTAATGGATTACTTGGTCTTTTGCTATTCCATTCTTTAAATAGATTGAATGCTTGAGTCTTCTCTCCACTCTCATAATATTCAAATATTTTAGTTCTCAATCTACCCTTTGCTGAGGATACTCCCTTTTTCTTCTGGCCGGGAGTCTCTACTCGCCTAGCAGCTTGCCTTACAATGCTTCCAAAAATAGGAGCAAACCCTTTGATACTTCTTTGATATGTCTCCCAATTCTCAGCTCCATATTTTTCAATATTGTTTGACAATGCCTGCGCTCCGGAGTACCCTTTCTCAAGATCAGATAAAACAACAGGAGTCAAAAAGAATTTGATTGAAGACAATTTATCCTCAGCTTCAAGTATGTCAGAAAAGAAACCCATAGAGCCAACAACACCAAAGGCTTCAAAAAATCTATCCCATCCTTCTTTATCTTCTCTTACCACATCTTCACCGCTTAACCATTTTATCAGTTTATCTTTAGCCCACATAACAAATGTTGCTCCAAGCATTCCACCAGCTGCCATCCTCAGCGGAGCAAAAACATTCCCAGCCGATATCTCTCTTTTTAATGTGTCCTTAGCGTATTTAGCCTGTCTATATCCAAATCTTTTAAAAATGAAGAATGGTCTCAATTTTGGATTATTAAAAGCCAGAGGGTCTTTAAGAATATCTTTCTGCAATTGACTCTCTTTTGCAAATCTATACATTGCGTTTTCTATATTAGTAGTGCTTAAGGATGATTTGTTATAACTTTTTTCAGAAACTCCAAGTCTTGTAAGATTTCTTGTTGCCCAATTATATCTGCTATTTCCCTCTTCTCTTAGAGATCTTGGAGCATTTGACTTAGCTACCTTATGCAAATCCTTTACATATATTTCTGCTGTAGACGCTGCTAATAACTGGTTGAAGTAGTTAATATTTTTAAACTGAGTAATTGTAGCAAGTAAGTTAGCAATGTGAGCTAATCTACTGCCCTTTTCTGTGACTACTTTCTTTATACCTTCTTTTATACTTCTGGGATTAGTTATCCCCATATCAGTACCAAGAAGAATATCCATAACATTATGATGAGTAGCCCCAGATTGTCTTATTCTTTTTCTTACTCCCTTATCAAGCAGTCTAAATGCACCTTTTGTGGTTCTCCAAAACCCAGCTTCAACCGCAGTAGATATTAAAGTCTGTGTAATGTTGGGAATAGTAGCGAAACCGAGACCGATCTTTGTTCCGTACTCAAACGACATAATGTTTTCAGCAAGTTTTCTAGCCGCTGGAGACATCTGTTTCGCCGGGTCTACGCTCGATAAGCCAGTGAAGTTACCATATAATTCTTTTAACACTCTATATTCAGCAGGATTTTTTAATCTAAGACTATCCAACATAGCCTTCGCCTTTTCACCTTTGTTACCAAAAACTTCAGCGTTTGCCATCCTTCTTCCAAACTTATCAAAATACCTTGTAATGATCTCAGTAGCATTTCTTTCGTAAAAATCAGTTGGAAGTTTTAATTTTCTTTTCTTTTCCAAATTGCCAAAAGGAGAATACATTTCGCCAAACACGTCTTCTCTCAATGCCTCCATAGCCTCTTTATAACTAAGCTTACCTTCCTTAACAAGTCGACTGAGAGCCTTATTGGTTGTATTGGAAAATTCGCCCGCCGCTATCGCCCTTTCGACAATCTTGTTAAGCATATTTAATTCGCTTTTCTTTACTATTTTCTTTTCAAGAAATGCTTTATTCTTGGCCAAAAACGGCATCATGTCATCAAATATAATCTTTTGAATACTCTTCTTCATCATGCGAGGAAAGTATCCCTCTATGTATCCAGCGACATCTATTCCAGCATCTTCGGCCTGTTTAAATGCCTCTTTCAAAGACTTTCTAATTTCTTTAGCTATTGCCTCTGCCTCTCTACTTACCTTTTTACCTTCAAGAGCATCTGCTACCTCCTCTGGTCTTTTAAATTTTCTAAGCCCACTCTCAATAACAGCTTTTTCCACGAAAGTTCCTGTAATTTCTTTTGCTCTTGCATCCGCTTGTGGAATCCAACGAACACCAAGGGTTTGTCCTTCGCCTGACTTCAGCCTCGCCTCTGCGGAAATCATTGGTTGCACCCATTTTTCTGGAAGCAATCTTTCTATCAATGTCTTGCCCGGCTCAATCTCCATAAGACCGCCAGCTTTAGCATGTTTTTTTATATCAACTAATTGTTGTTCGTATTGAAGTGCTTTTCTATATTTAAAAAGTTCTAGAGGACTCATGTCCTTAGTGCTTTTATCTTTCTTCCCGGTAATATGCTTTTTCTTTTCAGCAAGAAATTTATTATCAAATCCGTATTCTTCTGTAGTAAGCTTCCTACTTAACCCAGCTACTTCACCAACCCTCTTTTTACGTAAAGCCTCGGGGGACATTCCCTCTTTATATAAATCAAATTCTTTAAAAAATTCAGCTTTCCCAAGTGAAATAGTTTTCTTTTTCTTTGAGTCAATACTCCTAATTCTAAATACATTTAACCCTTCAGCAGTTTCTCCTTCTTTAACTATCTCAGCCTTTTCAAATCCTTTTCTTTCTGAAGTCCAAACTTGTCCCTCTTTAGCGCTTTCTTCTGTAAATTTTAATTCCCTTTTTGCATATTCCTCTATAAATTCTGGAGAAGCTTCTTTAGCCTTTATCTTAGGTTGTATTATTGGCTCGCCCTTAGCGGCTCTCACTCCACCTTTAATAGCCATATTAGCACCACGTATGCCAAGTATCATACCGCTTGCATGGAGATAGTCTTGAGGCGTGGGCAATCTGAGATCTAATGCTGGTTCAAGAGTACCAAACGATGCTATTTCCTGAGCTATGCGCACAGATTCACTCGAACCCTTATGAGCTGCTCTTCCACCAACACCACCAGTAACAGCTCCCAACACAGCACCTTTACCGGCTGCCTCAATTACTTGACCGAAATCTATATCATTATCATTTATTTCCTGAGCCATTGCATCTGCTATGCCACTATAAGTACCAAGAGCAACAGCGCCAGAACCCGCAGCCACGCCAGCTCTACCAGCTAAAGTTGAAATACCTTTTTGGAGAACATCTTCTGCGAATTCCTTTTTCACGCCAGCTCGTATCATTTGTTTTAAAGCAGTTTTACCAGCTACTTTAGCAGCTTGACCACCTATTCCTCCACCTGCTGCAAACAAACCTATATCAGCAGGCATAAAGAAACTTATTACACCAGCACCTATGTCTCCAAGAACTCCGGGATTGTAACTCTCTAAATCAAATGGCGCTTCACCCGTGGCAAGCTGTTGAGCCATACCTGTAATAGATTCGTTATATCCTCTTTTTATAAAATCTGGAATATAGTTCCATAAATCGGGGCTATTGGCTTTTTGTTTATCCTCGTACTCTGTGAATATATCAAATAAGTTTTCAGATTCAATTCCTTCTCCAAATGTTCTAAGAGAAGATATTTCATCTTCATTCGTGTCTGAAAAAAGATTAAAGAAATTTTCTTGAGGCATATTATTTTATAGCCGGAATGAAGTAATTTGGATAATCTTTTCTTACTTGCGCAGAATCTATTTGCGATTGAGTGGGATTACTTTGTGCTGTTACCCGTGAAGCAAGTTCCCCCTCTGCAGGCTCTTCGCCTTTGAACAAAATGTCATATAAGTCCCAAATCCCTAAAGCAACTCCACCAACAGTTGTTACAACAGCACCGGGGCCAGTAGCCAATCCAGCAATAGCGCCAGTGGCAACTCTTTTTGCTAGAGTCTTCCCAACTATCGGAGCAAGTTTCTTATAAGTCCATTTCTTGCCTTTTTTCTTTACTAGTGATTTAATTCCCTTTACAGCGCTAGCGGCTCCAAGCCCAGTAGCCACACCTCCAGTTGGATCTCCAAGCGCTTCCCCTATTCTTCTTGCAGCGCTATATACGCCCCAACCTCTAACTGCTCCAGCGGCTTTTGGCCTAAGATCAATCATATGCTTTTTGACACCAGCAAGTCTCCATTTGTTTGGATTTCTTAATAATTTTTCAATATCGGCATCTTTCATCTTAGTAGAAACCCCACGTTTTCTTAAATTTCTTTTAACTTTATTAATCTGATCATCAAGCTCTGTATTTAACTTTTTCATCTTAAATATATTTTCTTTAGTTTTCTTTTCCCCAGAAAGCTCATTTATTTTATCTAATAATTTTTCTACTTTAGGCATCATAGTTCCAGCTCTCCCCGGAGTATTCATTGCCACTTCATCTAAAAATTTAACAATATCCTGTCCCGGGAGTTTTGTCACAAACTGTAGATGTTTACCAGCGGCAACTGCCTTGTCTCCAATAACTTTTGCAGCTTTTTTTATTGGCTCTTTAGTAAGTTGCCATCCAAGAAATCCAGCACCAACCTGTCCAGCCGTTGGAACCATATCTTCCCATTCGCCAGTCTTGGTAACTGGTGGTAGAGTATTTTTTTCTTTTGTTATAATATCATTTATAATCTTTTGGCCTGCCGAATCTATTTCAGCTTCCGTATATCCACCAGTAAAATATTTTTCCCTAAAAGGTTTTATTATATCTGCATACTTTTTAAATAACTCACTCGAAGATTCTTTATCTAAACCCGAATCCACAAGACTCTTTGTAAAATTAGAACTAAATTTAAGTTCAGCAGATTTAGAATCAAATGGTGCTTTAAGTTGGTATAACTTTCTAAATGATTTTGTATTATCATCTATTGACTTTTGGAGCCTTAATCTTTCAGCGTCTACGTCCTCACCAAAAACGCCAACCAATTTACCTAAAGAAGTTTTGTCCGTCTTGATATTAGAAAGTAACAATTGTGATGCAGCTAAAGTTTGAGGGTCTTTAAACCTGTTTTTAAAATGATTATCTATTATATTAAAAGCAGCTGCGTCATTGCCTTGCATGTAGAAATTCGAAGCTTGGTCAACATAATATTTCTCCATACCTATATCACTAAGCGTTCCTATATTTTTATTTGCATCTGCAATTCTTCCAGTAAGAAAATTAACTCTAGATTCTGCCAAGTTAATCCCATGAATAGACTTTAATCCCTTAGAATCTATAAGTTTTTTGTAATAATCTTTTTGCCCTTGCAAACTCGATATTTCAGAACCTTGATTAATAAGCCCAACATCTTGATTCCTAGAATCTATCTTCCCTTGCCTTCTTAGTGTATCTTGATAGCGAGTTTCATTGCGATTCCATTCAGATAAAGATTGTCTTTTATTTTCTTCGCGGATACCTTCAGATATTTTCCTATCTTCATCGCGAATAGTACTCTCATATAATCTTTGCTTATCTCTTTCATTAGATTGCGTTACATTATTCATCCACTGCATAAAGAGAGCTCTTGTATCGGATTGCAAATTACTTTGATATGCTAATGCTCTTGCTAAGTCACCGTTTGCCATGATATTCCTTAATTATACTACTTCATTTCTAGACTAATATGTCAACTACATTGTCTCCAGTTAGTAATCCGGTACCACCACCACCTGTGCCACCACCGGGATCACCAGAGCGACCGCCACCATCACCACCACCTGTGCCACCAGTGGGATCATATCCAGCCCATTGACTGCCAAGTCCTAATACATCCTTTATATACTGAGAAAGAAGTCCGTATGCCTGCCCAAGCCTTGCATCTGCTTCTTCTTCTACCTGAGCTTTACCAGCCGTAAAAGACAATCCAAGCTTGGCTAAAGTATTAGTTCTCGTATCTTCTAATCGACTTTTCGAAGTCCCAAGTGTTTCTAAAAGAGAAGCCAATGAAGTCTTTTTTTCGAGCCCCAAACCAGCCAATGTTGATGCTTTTTGTTCACCAAGCCCCCTCAGCGTTGACTGAAGTCCGGATTGCATTCCTCCATATTGAGTCCCAAGTATATCGCTTGCTGTTTGTTTTGCCTGTCTCCCAGCCCCAGAGCTTTCAAATGTCTGTCCAACACCTCCAGCCGCAAGCATATCTTGGAAAGCTTTTGCTCTTAAATTTTCTACATTAGTCCCATGTGATTCTCTCGCCCTAGATGTTCCAAGACCAAATCTTTGTTGGGCTTGTGTACTCCCAAGATCAAATTTTGATTTTGTAGCTTCAGTCCCTATATCATATTGGCTTTGCGCAGACCCAAGACCAGTAAAATAATCTGACGTTGCTGAAGTACGCCCGATTCGATTTTGTTCCTGTAGCATACCCATCTGCTCTTTTTGCCAATCCGGTATACCGCTAAGCAAATCACCAAATTGGCCTTCTTGGAATGGGGTTAAATATTGGGCAAATTTTTTCGCTTGCTCAGCCGTAAGCCCCAATTTCTTTCCTATGTCCGAGCCTTTTCCGCTAAACATATATGAATAATCTGACATACCCATAGCTGCAAGCGCATCCGCTAGAGTTTGCGGTATTTGCGTTTGCGCAGGTGGCGTTTCTCCAGTCTTAGTAATATCTCCAGCATTTCTTGTTGGGTCTACCGAACCAGCACCCTGCGAGTTCCCAAGACCAAAAGCACTCCAGTTGTTTGTATAAAAAGGCATACTCATTACTTACTTCCTTTCGATGTTAAATTTTATTTTCAAACCAATTCTACCTTTGTATAATTCCTTGTCCACTAAAAATATCTGATAATAAATTTTCTTCTTCATTGAATATAGATTCAAGCAGTGGTTTTCTTCTGGTAGATGGTGAAGTAGGGGATGGTAAAATATGTTTTGCTGGGTCATATCCAAGTAAATCATTAATTGATAACCCAGTTGGCATCACCGCTCCAGTACCGTAATTTCCTGCAAGGTCAAACAGCGACCCAGTTCCCATATGCTTACTGCTTGTATATGGGTCTACAGGTATATCAGCTAAACCCAAAGCGCTACTGCCGACATTTAGACCAGCGTCAGTCATAGCTTTAGATTTAGCAGCTTTGGAATACGCTTTAATACCACCAGTTACACCAAGAGGATCTCCCTCTGGGCCTGTAGTTTTCATCCAATCTCCAAGAGTAGCGCCAGTTCCCTTTGGATCCCATTTCTTAAATTTTCCCGCCATAAGATATGATCCAACTGCATCCAAAAGCGCATTTTTAAGAAGTCTGTTCTTAAGTTGAGTATTTGCTGAAGAAATATATCTACCTATATCTTTTCCATATTTTTCCGCGCTTTCTTCCTTTGAACTGTGAAACGTTGTATCTTTTCGCTGGCTAAGAAGTCGCTCTTTTTCTCTTTTTTGACGCATTATATCAGATACATCTTTACGGGTGGCATAATGACCGCCACCATAAGAGCCTATACCACCTCCAACAGCCGCGCCCCACGGATTTCCACCGCTAGCTATAAATCCAATTATGCTTCCAACAACACTTCCAGCTAATTGCCCCTTGCCTCTAGCGGTCTCCATTTCAACGAATTCTTTTCCGAGTTCTCCTTCTACGTCACCGAGTGAAGAAAGAAGTTTATTTAACACAGAAAGGTCTTGACCCGCCTTTATATCTATTCCAGTAGAACCCTTTTTAGCGCCTACGCTTGTTCCTCCTCTTATAGAGGCTAATAATGATGAATAATTTGCCATATTATATTCCTGTAAATTCTGAGTACCAAAGCTTACCAAATTCTTTTTTGTATACTCTTAATGTGTTTCCGCCAGCAAGAACAACACGCTCGTCGCCATCTTGCATTTCCCTTATAGCTGGCTGTTGTCTTGTTCCAACTGCTTGCCCACGTTTCGTATGTTCAAGTTTTCTTATTTTTGTATCTATACTACTCATGATACTCTCTTGTTAATCATTCTATACTCTATTGAAATATCATTTATTTGAAACGAACCCTGCGCAGTATTCTGTATTTTAATTTGTAAACTTTGACATTCAACAGGAGCAGCTAGTGTTACTCTAAGTTTTGCCCAATCTTCAGTAGAGGCTCCTGCGCCAGTATCTGAAAAATTACCAGTAAAATTTGTATAACTACTTCCACCATCTGTTGCGTATGACACTGGTGTTGTCATGGCAGCTGATGCTCTGTATGTTATAATTACTGAATATACCTTTTTAATTTTAGCTGGATTCCCAAAATCAATATCCTTTGTTTTGACAATTTGTTTGTCAGCTACAAGACTTGCATTTGAAGCTCTTAAGTCATCTTCAAAGGAGCCTTGACTTGATGTTATATCTAAACTTCCATCGCCCTCTTGTTGCGTAATGGAACCTGCATAAAAAACGGTACCAGCTCTCACCACAATATTTGAATAATATTCTAAAGTTTCTGTTCCAAATGCATCATATCTTAATCTTGACCATCCGCCAGAATTAAAATTAAATACCCAAGTTCCTCTGTTATCTGCTGTTTGAGAACCGCCTCTATCGTCACGAGAATAAGCGTTACTTTTAATATAAAGTGAATTAACTTCAAAGTCATACCAAACAAGAGGCATGTAACCTAACGCCATTCTATTTCCAGATATATAACTAGATTGAGGTAGTTTTCCTTCTGTAATATCTATTACATCGCTACCATTAAACCAGAATACACCTGTAAAATTTGCCCAATAAATTCCATTTTTAGCAGTCCACACAGAACATGGGAATCCAACTCCCTTGTTTCTCTCCGTTGATTCAAGAAACCAATTCGCAGGAGATGGTGAAGATATATTAATTATATAAAGAGTATTCTTCTTAAATGCGAATAGTCTATCAGCATAATATGCTAAAGCGGTATACTCGTCTGCGTCACCTCTTACTACATCTATAAAAAAACTTCTTGGAAATGTATCAAATTTTCCCGGAGGCGTATACATAATTCTATCACGCATACGAATTAAATCACTAGTTCCATTTCCTTCTGGGTCTAGCATTTTTACATTAGCTACAAAACAACGCCTATTAGCCAATATAGCATCTTTATATGATTCTCCGGTAGCCTGTAAGTCAATTTTAAATTCATCTGGAGCAAACCCATTTATAATGGAATATGTCTCAAAGTTTTCAGCTAATATAAGTGTTGTATTCACATATACTTCAGTATCAGAACCTCCTCTTGTCCAAGCTGTATACTCAGAATCAAATTTTGCCCTAACGCCTTCTCTTAAGCTGATATCAACAAGCATAGACCAAGCATCTCTTGATCCACTTTCTCTTATATAAATTCTTGCACCGGTAACTCTTTCGTCAAATGGAGGAGTTGCCCGTATATCAAGATCAATAGAATCGTCTGCTGCTGTTGTTATTTCATGATTAGCTGCAGGGATATATAATAATGACTCTTGATCGTCTTCATATATTAAACTGCCTGCTATCTGCCATGTTTTTGCTAAAAAGCTACCACCTGCAGGGGTTGCTGCAGTTAATCTAAATCCTACTCCAGCAGCTGGATAATCAGCAGTTATAGCTAATTCAGTTGGAGGAGTTAAGTCACAATTATTAGCAAACCAATTATCATAAGAGTCTTCTGCCCCTGCTGCACCATCAAAATGAGTTCTTTTAACATATGAATATTTTTTCCTTCGAGTTCCAGCAGAAAAAGAAGCATCAGCTATTCTAACATCGTCGTTGTTATCAAAAAATACTGGTCTTATTAGTCTTTTTATAACTGGAGCTCCAGCCTCGTTTGAAGTAACTGCACTTATTCCTACTCCATCAAGCTGAAGCCTCGTTGAGCCAGCCGCCCCTACAAATGCATAGCAATTTCTATCTACATCGGTAGTGCATCCACTTATTTGAATAAAATCTCCACTTTCAATATTAGAAGCATCAAAATAAGCGCCGGAATTTCTGGAAATAGTTGTTCCCCCACTACCGAATGCTAATTGATTTGCAGTCCATGACGGTGCATCTACCGCTCCAAGATCAACTCCGGTTGTCGCCGCAGTATATTCAGAGCCTACAATAGCAGTTGCCTCAAATGTCCCATCAAGTCCATCAACGGTGCAAAGCCATTGAGCACCAATCTGTACTGCCGATGATCCATCTACATGGTCGCTTTCAAACGAGTAATAACCGCCACCAACAGTGTGCGTTCCTTCCGGTGGAACCGATTGCCCTCCAGGATTAAAAACCCCACTTCCCCTTATGCCTCCAACTCTATCTAAATAACAAAAATCAGCTTGTACAAGTTCGTTGTCTGCTATATCTCTAGGGTCTTTATTCCAATTTAAACCACCAGAAAAATCATTTAATTTATATATCTGCTTTGGCATTATTCCTTTAACTCGAAATGAACTAAATCATCAAATTTATTATCTTTAGTTTGGGTATCCATATCCCAGTCGCCGCCCCATCTTATCCTTAAACCCATCTGCTTCGCCGTTCCTAATAC